AGTGAATTAGTATTACATGCACCTAAAATAAAAATTGGTTATGATTCACCCGGAAAAACAGATCAGGTGTCAATAAATGCTCAAAATATTAAATTAAACGCAGGTGGTAAATGCACTTTGAGAAATAAAATAATGTACAAGAATGGTTTAACATCACCATTTAGTAGTGCTTACAATAAGTGGTACAATAGTTTACTTCCGGGATAATGGCATCACCAGATATTAGTCAACAGGCAATTTATCAAGATAATAATTCGGTATTTGATACTGTTTTCATTCTTGAAAAACTTAATTATGATTTTACTAAATCAGGCCCAATTTCCATTTCAGAATTAAATGTAATAGGTATTTCAACCTTTAATAGTGATGTCACTTTTAGTGGAGATATATCTCTAGATGAAATTACATGTAGAAATGCTAATGTTACGGGTATTGCAACTGTTGGAACTGATCTATATTTAAATGGAAAATTATTTGATGGTGATGGTGACTTTGGAACAGCAGGTCAACTTTTATCATCTGATGGAACAAATTTAAACTGGATAGATGCAAGTACAACTAGTGTGGCAAATGCAAATAATGTTGGGACAAATGCAAACTCAACAAATGCAGATCAATTTATTACATTTGTTGGTGCGAGTAGTGGTAATAATCCTATAAGAGTTAATACTAATATTAAATATAATCCATCATCTAATACATTAAGTCAAATTAATATTTCTGGAACATCTTCTGTTGTAAATTTACAAACAACAGGATATCTAAGACTTAGTGGTGAACTTCGTGATGGCGACAATGCCTTTGGTACATCAGGCCAAGTATTATCATCAGACGGAACTGATACCAAATGGATAAACACAGGATCATTAACTGCTGGTGCAGCAGCACAAGTTGCGGTTACAAATACAACGAGTGGTAGTCATTTCTTAACATTTGTAGATACCTCATCAGGTAATGAAGATCTTAGAGTCAATTCTAATTTAACTTATAATACTTCAACTCAGATCATAGGTGGAAAGATATCTAACATATCAAATCATGATACTGATGATTTGAGTGAAGGATCAACTAATCAATATTTTACAACTGCAAGAGCAAGGGCCTCAGTCAGTGCGACTGGAGACTTATCGTATAATTCATCAAACGGACAATTCTCTGTAAGTGTGCCATCTGCATTTGTAAGTGGAATGATAATTTTATGGTCTGGTAATACTAGTAATATTCCTACTGGATTTGTGTTATGTGATGGTAACAATGGAACCCCAAATCTTACAGATAGATTTGTGGTAGGTGCTGGTGCAGCGTATGGCCCCGGAGCCACTGGTGGTTCATCATCTGTGACTTTATCTACATCACAATTACCAAGTCACAATCACTCTTTTAGTGGATCAAGTTCTCACAGTCATACAATTAATAATCACACTCATACATTCAGTGCCAGTACCAATAATCAAGGTTCTCATGTTCACAATTTATTATATAATCATGGTGCTTTTGGTGGATCATCAGGTGCTGTTACTCCAAGAAGTGGAAATACACCAGTTGTACCCGGTATTTCAGGAAGAGTATCATCCGAAGGAGGTCATTCCCATAGCATGAGTGGTACAACTGGTAATCCAAGTGATAGAGGAACTAACACACAGACTGTAACTATTAGTGGCAATACTGGTTCAACTGGAAGTGGATCCTCTGTCGAAAACAGACCACCATATTATGCATTATGCTATATCATGAAAACCTAAAATGTTCATGGGTTGACAAAAATACCTATATATGCTAGTATAATAAAAAAGAGGTCTTTCATGAACGATGCATCAGTAGTAAAGACAATAGTAGATATTTGCTCTAGGTCTTTTAAAATCGTAAGTGATGAGGGATATGTACAACTGGTGCAATGTGAATCTGTAAATGAATTCATGGATGTACTAGAGGTATGTCAAGAGTTTATGGATGATGATATGATTGTTTATTCTGAGATTATTACAAAACCAAAGAGGTCTAGAAAAACAAGAAAAAGAAAAAAAGAGAAAGAAACTGAATAAATAGTTAAAAAGATATGAAAAGGTTCGATAAATTTACTGAGGATGTGGACAGGATTGCTGCGTTAAGAGCAAGACAAAAGGCTGCTGTCTCAAAATTTAAATCTGGTTCTGAAACACCTTCACCCAAAAAACCAGAAAGTCGTGTTCATTCTGGAGATGTTGCTAGTGCAAATTTAGCAGCAGCAAAAGCAGCAAAAGCGAAAGCAATGGCAAGAAAAGCAGAAATTCGTGCTGAAATCCAGAAGGAGAAACAGGATAAATAGATAGAAGACATACTTTGTAGATGAGCGATGCCACTTAATAAGTTAGAGAATTTTATAAAGAAGACAATCCAAAGGGCTTTACTTGAGTCTGCTAGATTTTCATATTTAAGAGGAAACAATAACGATTTAATCGAGAAGACAACAATATTACTTTTTCCCGGAGAGCATATTATTGACAATAGGCCTGGTTTTGCTGTCAAAGAGGTTAGTAATACTGCAACTGCTGTATCACCATCAGGTGCAGAAAGCACAGCGTCAGAAACATTATCCTTAAATTTAACATCTAATTTTGATTTAACACAAGAAGACAATATTCTTTATAAGTTTAATAGTATTAATGGTGGTGTTATTGTTCCTCGTGGTACATCACTTGTTGGATTAGATTTAAGAAAAACAAAAGTAAGACCAAAGTATGTTCCTAACCCAACAGATAGCACAGCATCGGCATCTGCAATATTCAGATTAACAGGTACATGTTATTTCTGGCAGTTTTCAATATTTGACGGAGATGAAAGTGGACTTGTATTTACAGACCCATCTGATTTTTCTGCTAATAATCAGTCAACACCAACATTTTCTCACCACAAATTAACTTGTTTTGAGTATGCTGACGGTGTAAACATTGATACTAGATTTAATTTAACTGATCTAGACATATATTATAGTAAATTATCAAATGCATTTAATACTACATCAAGACCAATTGATGCGATTGATAGATTCCCTGCAAACTCACTAGGATTTGCACCACAAAGACCAGAATTTGAAATAGTTGGAGCATTTGCATCTGACCCAATTAATATTTCAAGTATTATCTCAGGTGATGGATCTACACCCGGAACTATCGTTACAGTTACAACTGCGACTGCACATGGGCTGACAACAAATACACCAATTAAAATTAAAGGTGTTGATGCTTTTGATTATAATATTTCAACTAAAGTACAAAATGTAACTAGTAGCACAGTATTTACATACTTATTACCATTTGTAAGAGATAATTTACCAGCGACCCCTAGTGCTTCATCGGCAACAGTGACTATTGAAACTGATACTGTATCAGGTGCATCACCATATATTTTCAATATATCTCTTCGTTCTGTATTTGGAATGAATGGTATGCTTGCAGATGGCGACAAGGCGACTGGTTTCAAATCAATGGTAGTTGCTCAATTCACTGCGATTTCACTCCAAAAAGACGACAGAGCATTTGTTAAGTATAATCAATCTTCGAGATTATATGAAGGAATAGGCATCAATAAAGTAACTGGTGCTGCTCTTGCGTCTGGTTCATCATCACAAGACTCATCTACAGTCTATCATTTAGATTCTGATGCAGTATATCGTCAAGAATTTGAAACAACTCATATCAAACTAACAAATGATGCAGTCATGCAGATTGTGTCAGTGTTTGCGATTGGATTTAACAAGCATTTCAATGCAGAAACCGGTGCTGATGCTTCAGTCACAAACTCAAACTCAAACTTTGGACAGTTTGCAATTGCATCTGATGGATTTAAGAAAGAAGCATTTACAAAGGATGATAACGCATACATCACACAAATTCTTGCACCAAAAGCGATTACATCTACTCAGACAAATATTGACTGGCAGAGATTAGATGTTGGTTTGACCACATCTGTTGGTATCACAAGTCATCTTTACCTATTTGGATTCAACACAAAAGATAATGTTCCACCAGTTGTTATTCAAGGTTATCGTGTAGGTGCTCAAACAAACGATTCTGTATTTGTAGATTTTGCGAGTGTAAATGATGGATCAAGTGTTACAGGGTATGGTGTAAGTTCTGCAAGTATCTTTATGGTAGATAATGAAATTTCTACTACAGGAATTACATCAGCACTAGGTACAACATCAAGTATAAAGAAATATACAGTACAGTCAGGCCCAACATCTAATATTTTAACTTTAGGGGCTCATGAATTACTTACAGGTGAAAAAATTAGAGTAATTAGTGATGATGGTGATTTACCAGAAAATTTAGAAGAAAACACGGTATATTTTGCAATAAGACATTCTGCAACTCAGATTAAGATTGCATCATCGAAAACAAACGCTACATTAGGAACTTCTCTAATAATCTATGGGGGAACAAAACTACAGATAGAGAGTCGTGTATCTGATAAAGACTCTGGTGAAATTGGTTCACCAATACAATTTGACCCAGTAAATTCAAACTGGTATATTCATGCTGCGGCTGACAACCAAATTTACACCACGATGAACACATTAGGTGTTGGTAATCTTGGTAACAATACACCTGTTTCATTCATTAAGAGAATCGCTGATGAAAGATCACTAGACGAGAAAGTATATAAGTTAAGAGTTGTAGTACCAAAAGAACTTGAGAATGGTAAGAATCCAGAAGAAGGATTTATATTACAAGAATCAGCGTCAACAAATGTAAGGAATGTAGGAGACTTTACTAGAACTTCAATCACAGAGAGCGATTACGACTTTGATCGTAACCCTAGATTTATCAGCACTTGTTCTGTATCAGGCACAGCAGTCACAGTTATCGCTGATGTACCGCATAATTTAAAAGCAGGTGAAAGAATTTTTGTCAAGAATGTCACTGACATTAGTGGAACACCTACAGGTGTATTCAACAAAGGTTACAATGGTTCATTCTTGGTAAGCTCTATTGTTGATGATAAAACATTTACTTATCCAACAACAGACACAGCAGGTGTAACTCATACAATAGGTAACTTTACAAATAATATTTCAAATAGAACAACAACATTACCCAGATTTGAAAGGAATAATTTACAAAGTAATTTCTACATTTATCGAAATGAAACTATAAGTTCATATATCAAGAATGTACAAGATGGTATCTATCATTTATTTGTTCTTCATGCTGATAATGAAATACCTACAGAGTTTACAGGTGTTAAGTACGGACAAAATGTTGTTGACTTGTATCCACAATTAGATCGAGACAATAATCATTCAAACCCACCGTCAGCAGTATCATTTGCAAAAAGAGCCCCTATCGGTGATGTATCAACAAACGATCAACGAAAGAGTATCACCAGAGAGACTACTGATAAAATTGTAAAAGACTTTGGGTATGCAAAAATTATATCTGGTGTTAGCACTGGTGGTGCTATGGGTGTTGGTCATACAACTATCACATTCGATAGACCGCATGGATTTGGAAGTATAGTAAAAGTTGCTTCAATCGTTGGTGGATCAGGATTGACAAATGGCACATATCATAATGTCAAACTATTAAATGAAGGAACCACTACATGGGATGGTGCAACAGCAAAAGTTACTGTAGCAAGTAATGCAGTTACAGGTGTAGAGATAATTGAGGGTGGATCTGGATTTACAGGTACAGAAACACTTGATATCGATAATTCATTTACAGGTGGCTCAGGAGCTAAAGTGGTCATTGGAGTCACAGGTATCAGTACAAATGTAGGAGATTCACTGCAAATTACAGGTATTGGTACAGTTACAGATAGCATAGTTGCAATATCATCAGTTAGATCAACAACATCTGTATCAATCGCTGTTACAACTGGTGATCCTGATATTATTACAGGACAATTTGCAATCAATCAAGGGCCTAAATCTACCATTCAGAGTGTATCAACCATAGATGCTGCTACTGGCATATCTACATTTACATTTACAAAGAGTCATGGATTTGTTGCTGGTAGTCAGTTTAGAGTATTAGACAATAACAACAATAAGTTAGGTGACTTCTTTGTTAAAACAGTTGTTGGTGTAAACACTTTCTCAGCAACCACAACTGTTCAGTTAGCATCCCCAACAACAGTCCTTCCAAATGGAATGGCTCCCGCAACTCCTACATCTGATAAGGAAAATGAAAATATTGGTTCAAGAGGTCTCGCTTTCTATGATAATGAGACATTTAATCTTGGTGCAGATGTAACTACAGGAACTTCAGTTGAAATATCTCTTCCAAACGCAGGTATCGGAACTACAAGTAGATTTGATCTAGGTTCATATTTACAGGTTGGTGATGAGATCATGCGAGTCAAGTCTGCAAATACATCTGGTTCAGGTGATAATGAGTTGACTGTAATTCGTGGTGCATTGGGAACAATTCAGGAGAATCATAGTTCAGGAGAATTAGTCAAAAAAATTAAACCTATACCGATTGAGTTTAGACGACCATCTATCATTCGTGCATCTGGTCATACATTTGAATATCTTGGATTCGGGCCAGGTAACTACTCAACTGCACTTCCACAGGTTCAGGTCAGGACACTTACAGAAAGAGAAGAGTTCTTAACACAGTCACAAGAGAGATCATGTGGTACTGTTGTTTACACAGGTATGAACAATAGAGGTGACTTCTTTATTGGTAACAAGAGAGTCAGTTCTGCAACTGGTCAGGAGAGAACATTTGATGCTCCGATCCCAACAGTCACAGGTGAGGATCCATCGAGATTATCAGTTATATTTGATGAAGTAATTGTTAAGGAAAGATTAGTTGTTGAAGGTGGTAAGTCAAGGACTATTCTTACACAGTTTGACGGCCCAGTAACATTTAATGAAGTTGTCAAAGTTAATGCTGCATTAACTGTTAATGATCTGATCAAGTTAAATGGAAACTTTGAGATTACAAATGACACTAACTCACACAGTCGAGACACAGGATCACTAATTACAGATGGTGGTATAGGTATTGAGAAAAACTTAAATGTTGGTGAAAACTTTAATGCTTTAGGTATATCAACTGTAAATAATTTACGAGTTACAGGTCTGTCAACATTCACAGGTTTGATGGATATTGACGGTGGTGCTGAAATTGGTGCTTTGAAAATTGGTATTACCACAGCAAATATGCTTGGAACCATTGGTAATAATAATTTAATTATTGACTCTGCTGGTGGTACAACTACAATTCAAGATAATGTTGTTGTAAGTGGTGACTTTAGTTCAAGTGGTGCTACAAATGGTAACATCCGAATCGGTGTTACAAACGATAATGAAATAGATACATCATCAGGAAACTTATCAATTGATTCTGCTGGTGGTAATGTTATAGTTGACGATAATTTATCAGTTACAGGAAATATTTTAGCAACGCAAGGATCATATCAATTTGATAATGTTAGAATAAATGGAAATGAAATTGACACACCTTCAGGAAACCTTACAATAGACTCAACAGGTGGCACAGTTATCATTGATGACAACTTAAATGTCACAGGTAATATTAACTTAACTGGTAGTTTCACAGGAGCATCAGTTACATTTAGCGGAAACTTGACTGCGGCTGGTGCGACACTTGGCAATGTTCAAGTCGGTTTAGCAGATAATCAAACTGTTACAACATCAAGTGGTAAACTTATATTAGATGCTGCCACAAATGAGGTTGAGATTAATGCTGACATAGATCATAATGGAAACTTGAATACATCTGGCACAGGAACATTTGGTGGCAACTTATCTGTAACAGGTTCAGGTACATTTACAGGTGATGTAATCGCATTTAGCTCTTCTGACTTGACAATGAAAGAAAATGTATCACCGATTGATAATGCACTAGATATGATCAGTTCTCTCACAGGTAATACATTTGATTGGAAATCCAGTGCTGGAAACTGGGGTCTTGAGGGTGGTGATACTGGAATTATCGCACAAGAGGTTGAAAAATTAAAATTACCTGGCCTTACCAAGACAAGAGGAGATGGAACAATTGGTGTTCGCTACGATAGACTGATACCAGTTTTGATTGAAGCGATTAAGGAACTTAAATCTGAAATCAACGAACTTAAAAAGTAATGGCACTACAAGGATCAGGGCAAATTTCAGCGAGTAATATCGCTAATGAGTTTGGATATACTAATGGATCAGAAACCAGACTAGGTTCATATCGAACTACCAACGGGCAGGGTAACTTTCCCGTTTCTTTTGGTGCATTGCAGTTTAATTCGATTGATGCACAGAGTGGTGGTTCAGTGCCAACATCAGGGCAAATAAAATTTAGTGATTTCTATAGTACTAAATTACAAACAGTAGTTAATTTTTATGGTTCTGGTAGAGGTGGTAACAGATTAATAGCGAAAGATAGATATAACGCAGGTGGGTCGAATGATGTAAATGTTGTTGGTAATTATAGAACAAGACCAAATAATACATCAGGTACAAAGGTTCATATTCATGTAAATCAAACTATCGGATCAGAAAAATCAAATGTGCAACATTGTGCTTTGAGAACAGGTTCATGGAACTCATCAACCACATTGCAGATTGATATTGGTGGGTCAGGAAGGATCAGAGGTGGTGGTGGCGATGGTGGTCGTGGATCAGTGAACTCTGGTGGTGGATTTGCAGGGGGGTCAGGTACATCAGGATTAGGTGTTCAGTACAGTCCCACACAAGTAAATATTGCATCAGGTGGTGTTTTAGTCGCAGGCTTCGGAGGAGGTGGCGGTGGCGGTGGTGCATTTGACCACGATAAGAACTCATCAAGAACTGCCTCTGGTGGAGGAGGTGGCGGTGGTGCAGGTATACCGGCAGGTGCAGGTGGAGCAGAAGGTTCTGGTGGAGTAGAAGGTGGCCCCGGAAATGCAGGTTCAGCAACAGCAGCTGGTTCTGGTGGAGGTGGTGGAAATAATGACGGAGAAGCAGTAGCTGGTGGTGGTGGAACTGGTGGTTCAGTAGGGGAAGCAGCAGACAATGGTGGTACAGGATTTGGTGGAGAGGGTTCGAGTTCAGCAGGAGGAGCAGGAGGCCCTGATGGAGCAGCGATAAGAAGAAACTCAGGATTTACAGTGAATATAAGTAATAGTGGAACATTAAGTGGTAGCACAAACGCTACAGGTGTGCTATAATATAAGCACTAGATTTAAATTATGGCATTTGAGACTGATTTAATAAGAAGGTATAGTGGTGCTTTCTCTAAAGAGGATTGTACGAGAATAATAGATGGTATTAAGTTTTTTGATAAAAATCATTTACTTTTTTACGATAGAGAAAAATTAACAAGAGAAGATCATAAGACCGTAAATATTTCACATGATTTTAACTTTTCAGCATCGAGTCGTATTGCAGAGGAGATTTTTCCTAAAATTAAACCTTGCGTAGATGAATATTTACAGGCATTTAATGTGTTAGGTATGAGAAAATTTTTATTACATGATTTGAAATTAAAAGAGATTCCGGCTGGTGGTGGGTTTCATGCGTGGCACTATGAAAATGGTGCATTAGATGTTGCTGCACGACAGTTTGTTGTTCAAATTTATTTAAATGATGACTTCGATGGTGGTGAAACTGAATTTTTATATCAACAAAGAAGAGAGGAAGCAGTAGCAGGGGATGTATTAATATTTCCAGCTTCCTTTACACATACACACAGAGGTAATCCACCACTTGGTGGCACTAAATATATCGCTACATCATGGGGGATGATTCAACAAGATGATTCCAACTAACATAGTTATTGATGATGTTTTAGATTCTGAATCTGTATCTAAAATTCATGAATCTTTAGATGAATCCACCAAAGATCCATTTTTTTATATGATGGATCAAAATCATTTGTACGATAATTTTTGTTTAGCAATGATTAATATTGCGAGTAAATTTTACAATTTATCATCCTCTGTGGGTTATGAATTTTGGACTCGTTTAAACACTTGCGTCAAAGGTTGGCATCGAGATAAGGATGAAAAATTATTTGACGAGAAAAATATGTTAAGTTTTCCACTATGTACCATAATTTACTATCCTTATGTTGACAACATGAAGGGTGGAGAGTTATTATTAGGTAGTGATAAAATATTACCAAAAACAAACAGATTGGTAATATTTGCAGCAGGGATTCCACATAATGTAGAGGACTTTACAGGTAATCGAACATCTATGATGGTCAACCCGTGGGCTAAAGTAATTAAATCTAAAACTTATGAAAATAATATTTAAAATAGTAGAATACATATCAGAATCAAATCAAATAGTAGTCAAATTTTGCTATGAAAAGTCAAGAAAATCTATTGATGATTATACACCCATAGCGATTGATTGTGATGAACTTGATATGTTTGACCTTGAAACTTTTTCAGATACTTTAGTAAGAAAATTTGGATTAAAGAGGGTAGAAGAACAAGAGAAAAAACTAGAGACATTACTAGATAATATACCACAAAAAATGGATGACAAATTTGAAGTACGAGATTTGATAGATAAAGTTATTGAAGGTAAATATCACGAGAGAGATAGATTCACTCTAAAAGTAAGGAGGGTAGAGTTATGAGTTATAAAAGATTTTTTAAAAAATGTGAGGAATTTTCTCTTTGTGGAGTGACCGCAGATGCAGGGGATATTGATATAGATGGTGCATTAAATAATTATACTATCTACCATATAATCGTGAAGGGCTCTGGAAGATTAGGAACACCATTTAGTTCTGAATATGTTGAGGGAGATACGAAAACAAATAATTTTTACAATGAAAAACATTTGTTAGGAGTTGATCGAATATTTGAAGCATATACTGATACTCTCATGTTTGGATTCAATCCTTTGAAACCAGATCAAGATTGGGATGGAAAATTAATTGAAGAATCATTTGTGGGAGATTCAGATAGTTACCTTGTATGTTTTGATGGAAACCCAGTAGTTAACGGTGTTGAAATGCAGAGAATGGACTATGCAAAGTTGACTGATAAAAAATATGAAGTAGAATTAAAAGACGGACTACTAGGTATGTTCACTAAAAAATTCGGATTCAAACTTACATGAAACTAAATCGTAATGAGTTGATAGTTTTGAGAGGTGCTTTGTGTGTCAAGAGGATGTACAAGGGAATGAAACACGCACCACATGGTGTAATCATTTGGGAAGATTGGATGCAAGATAGTTTAGATAGAATAAATGATTATATTAAGGAACATCATCCTGACATACCAGATTGGAAATGATTGAACAAATATCAGCAGAGGCTATACAAACACCATTCCCACATTTAATATTTCAAAATTTTTATAATGATGAAGAACTAGATTTAATTTGGGAGGAGTTAAATTTTTATACTAAACCTGATAAACTACTCGATGTAAAAGAATATTTGGGGGTTGTTGATAAAACAAATGCGAAAGCAATATATCTTGATGTAGTCTATCCAAAAAAATTTAGAAAGTTATCGAACATATTAACTGTCAATCGTAAAATATTTGAACCACAGGTATTAGAACCATTTTCTAAATTACATGATAGTTGTTTACCGTCATTGACTTGTAATTACGATCATACGAAGGTTCGATATTATCATGATGGTGATTTCTATGAACCACACACTGACAATTTTTTTCAATATCTTGCTTTTTCATACTTTTATCGTGAACCAAAAAGGTTTGATGGAGGTGAGTTATTCTTTCCTAAATATAATTACTCGTTTAAATGTGACAACAACTCTTTAATCATGATGCCAGCATGGATTGAACATGGTGTCACTAAGGTAAGTAT